GACATAGACTCTTCAATGGCTTCAATGCACTCAATGTTTCCTGTGTTGTAGTGCGTGGGGCTGTTAACACAATCTTCTTCTTCCTCGTGAGATTCCTGCATAGCTAAGTCTACCCACTTGCTAAACACTAAATCTTCGTGGTCGTCTGCTCTTTCATTTCGGGGCTGTGTCTTACGGACTCGATCCCATTCCTCTGGGGTTACATCATTTAATCGTTTGGTCATGGTCTTCCTCAATATCAAAGTTAGTTGGGGGTTCTTTGCGCTTAGATTCTTTCAACTTAGAAGCCGAAGTAATCTTCTTAAACTTCTTCTTCCTTACAAACCTATCACGCCTTTCGTCTTTACGGCTAATGTCAGTCAAAACTTTCTCGCTTCTTGGGGTTGATCCAAGTGTCAGGGATACTATCTTCACTAAACCATCTAAAGTTATTCGCACTTGCCCACTCACCGTGGCTTCGTTTGGTTCCATCCTTCCTGCGCTTAGCTTGTGGCATTGGTGCGCTAGGGTTAGCAAACAGAAACACTAACTCAGTATCGTCAGGCAGTGTCTTGCTTATCCATATGTACTTGCTAAACTCAGCGTAGTCCCAGAACCTTCCTTTAGCTTCGAGAAGAATCTTCTTACCCTCGATCTCCCGCAAGAAATCAGGGTGGTAATTATGCGAAACTGTATACGGAACTTTGTCGGTGTGGAAACTCCAGTTGTCTAGGATGCCTGTGTGTAGCTCGTACTCCCAGTTGGAGTCATAGCCCTTAACTAGATCCTTCTCTACTGGTCGCTTGACCCTAGCTTTACGGTAACCTTTCTTGATCTTATTCAATGTATGGACACCTCTCTGCGCTCTAACTCAGCATCTATCAGTAGACGTAGGTCAGTTAAGAACTCTGAATCTATGTCAGTAACAGACTTGGTTTCGTTGTTGTACAGATAACTACCCGTAGCAATAATCATTTCTTCGATAGTCATTTGATTTCTCCTAAAGTAATCTCTTCTATCACACGATTAGGATCTTGTTTAAGCAACCGCTGTATCTTGTTACGTATCCACTTAGGGTGGTAAGCATTTAGGTGCATGGTGCGGTGTGCCATGAAGTGTGTTTGAGTTGGCATAAAGTTCTTATAGTTTTCGATGTTGATCTTCTGACCTTCTTCTTCAGTAAGCAGAGTCCTTAACCAATCAACTATAATAGTTCCTGAATGCAACCTAATACGCTTAGCTTTCCTACCGTTCATAGTAGTTCCTCTACTTTAGGTTCAACTACAACCTCTGTTAAGTATGTAAATCCGTTTGAGTATTTAAAGGTACGTAGTCCTGCACCATCATTAGAGTCTTTGTAGCATTGGTGCTTGTACTTACACCAACTACAACCCTTGGGAAGTTTCATGTTGCCCTTCTTCCCATCAGGTATGGGAGTATAACATAAAGCAGGGGGCGTGTCAAGATCTAGTGCAGGTAATAGCTTACTGATAGATGATTTAATGTTGGGCTTATCAAGATCGTCCGGCACATACATGCACAACTCGCCGCTCTCTTTGTTCAGCACCAAGAACCCGCCCTTGTCTGTACCCTCTGCCGCTTCGTAACCTGCAAGCTGACCTAAGTATCCAAACGGATCATCCTCTGACAAGCGACCATCACGGAACTTATTGAATGCAAAGCGGGATGCAGTCTTAACATCAACCACCTCGCCGTTAATCTTGCAGTCCATGTGACCTATGATACCCTTAACGGATACTTCTTTCTGCTCGTCTGTTACTTTGTGTCCTGCCATGCGTACTAGCATCAACACAATCTCTTCAAGCAAGTGGCCGTATAGGAACTTGATCTGCGTAGCCCCATCAATACCGCCACGACCCTGCGGATCACGCTTCTCGTACCACAACTGACGAGCGGGTTTGCCTACATTAGACATGCGTACAGTGAAGTTACTGTCGCGTTCTCTGGGTGTTGACCAAGATTTAAGAGCCTCTGCCATTCCCTGTACGGCCCTATCTATATCAGCATCAGTCAGCGGTAAGGGTTCACCGTCCGATAGTTTTTCTAAGTGCTTGTAGATGTCAGGTACTAGAGTATTAAGCTTCATGCTGTGTGCCTTCTATGTTTTTAATTGTAGTCTTCAAAGTATCTAGGTCTGTCTTAAACCATTCGTTCATGTGTTCAGTGTGATTTTTTTTAAGAATATTGTGAACAAGTCTTTCTGCTTCTCGCCTGTCTTCAAAGTATTTAGAGTACCTTATTGTATAATCTCTAAAGGGAGAGGACGTTTGATACCCTGAACACCTATCGCTTGCATCAAGAGCCATGCCTACTTTGTACCAACCTTCCCACGCAGGGTTAGATATTACATAGACATACCCTTCTTTAATATCAGCGTAGTTATTTAACGATGCGAATGCCGCACCCTCAAAAGTTTTGTAGCGTCCACTCTTGTGAAAAGGATGCTTAGTTGAAATATACTTTCCGTTTACAAACATGCCAAGCTTGTCTCTTTTAGCCCAACATGTTTTACAAAGATACTTGCTCTGGGATTCTCTTGCTTCAGTCCAGTTACCGCCCAGTGTTAAAACCTCAGAACAATCTATACAGTTTTTAGGAGTATTCATTATAGTATCCCTCATTATCTATTATTTCGTAATCGTTATCGTCCTCTAAAGCTTCAATCTTTAAGGGGACTACTTCTTTGTCTCCGGTGTGTACTATCTTATGTCCTGTTATTACATACATACATTCTATTAAAACATCTTTTTTGTAATTTAAAACTTTTACTGCCACCAAAGGTTTCGTTCCCGTAGGCATCCTAAATATCCCACCTATAGGGACATTGTATCTCAAGTTCACAAACTCTCGAAGCTTTACCGCAGTAGTCTCAGTGTGTTTCACTCCAGTTCTCCCCAACTTTGTAGGCCCCATCTAAAGGACAGTTTAAATTAAACATACACCCCGCTTCCCTAATAGATTGTACACCTAGCTTACCAACCTCTACTGCATCATCAAGGTGACACTCTATCTGCCATTCGTCATGTACATTGGCTACAAACTTAGCATCATACCCATGCTTAGCTATCTTCTGGTCTAGTATGATCAGGGCTTTCTTCATAACTATTGCACCCGCACCCTGTAAGAGTGTGTTGAGTGCGGCGTGTTCTGATCGCACAGTAAGCCGTCTGCCGTCTAACGCTTTGATGAATCCTGTTTTAGCTTCTCGTTGTACGCTATCCGTAAGGTGTTTAAATGATGGGAGATTATCAAAGAAGCGTTGTCTAAGTCCTTTCCCAACCGCTCTACCTCCTCCAACCACTGACCCAAGTTTTGCATCTCCGGCTCCGTACAGGAGGGCATAGATAAAAGTCTTTGCTTGACTTCTTGATTCAATTCTAGCAAGGCGCTGATTAGCGGTGTGTATATCGCCGTTAAGTATTTCATTAGTATACTCCTTATCGTCTAAGTAATGGGCTAACATCCTAAGCTCAAGTCCCGAAGCATCAATGCCTACAAGCCTGTAGTCCTCCGGCACTGTCCAACAAGATCGGCAATCTTCGCCGAACGGTGACGAACTACTGGGAATCTGTGCCATGTTAGGATGTGAATGGGTCATGCGAGAAGTCACTGCACCGTTAGGATTAACGTAGCCGTGTACTCTTCCTGTCTCTTCGTTTAGTTCTTTGATCCAACTCTTAGTTTGTGCTAAGCGTTTCTGTAACATAAGATACTTAGCAATCAAAGCCGCTTGCGGTATGTTCTTAACTCTATTTAAAGTAGCTTCATCCACAATAGGCTGACCTGTCGGCGTAAACTTCTTAGGACTCCAACCAAAACGAATAAGGTACTCGCCGATCTGTTTGCGTGAGCCTAAGTTAAATGGTGTCTCAGTTTTACGGGCTATGGGTAAGCAGTCCTCTCTGTTTAAAAGCATTCGCTCGTACTCGTTATCGCTTAGCCTAGTCCCCTTGTCGTATTGATCGGTGGCTGTCTTAGCTAATGCACCTGTCGCTGTGAACTTAGGGCTGAGTATCTGCGTAGTTATAACAGGACGGAACTCTTCCTGAACCTCCTGCTCTAGATCGTGTAGCTTGGTTTCAAACATAGCCATCAGGCCCATCACTCTCTGAACGTCCAACAGGAACCCGTTAGTGCGTTGCTGATCTATGATCTTAGCTACTGCATGTTCTATCTGCACTGACTGAGGCGTGAAGCCACGGCTCTCAAGCTTGAGTGCTTCATAGACTTTAGTGTTGAGCAACACATCGTTCTTGCAGTACTCTAACATCTGCGGCGTGTAAGCATCCCAAGCATCTTCTTGTTGACCAAAGTCACCCTTGCGAAAGCCTAGCCTGTAGCCCCACCCTTCAAGACCGTGGTTGCCTTCGCGTGTAGGCTTGAACAAACGTGACAATACTAATGTATCGACAATCTTTTTACTGAACAGATCAATACCTGCAAGCTTCTTAATGACAGGGATGTCGTAGCCTATCACGTTGTGACCGATCAGTTTAGTTGCAGAGGATAACATCTTGTAACCTTCTTCCAACTGCGTGTTGTCGAACGTGAATACATCCATTGTGTCTACGTCTTGAGCCACGATGCAAAAGATCTGCGATGGATCTAAGCCGTCCGTTTCTATATCGAACACTAAGTTACTCATATTATTTCCTCGTCAAACTGTGATGAATTATAATCATCTAGCTCTTTGAGCCTACCCGTCTTGTTATCATACAGCAAGTGTGATGCTACTCCAACATCTCCAGTGTACCTAGACTTCAACACCCTGACCTTGGTGGTCGATGCTTCTATCTGATCCTCTGCCTGTTGGTTGCGTTCAAGGCTGATCACACAATCGCTTAGCTGAGCAATACTCTGCGACCCTCTAAGGTGCGAGAGTCCTGTCTCTATGCCGTTCTCGTGTCCCTTGTTGCCCTCTACTCTACGCAAGTGTGACACCAGTATCATACCACAGCCTGTCTCCTCTACCATAGTACGAAGCCTGTGCATGATGCCGTCAATAGCTTTACGCTCGTCATGTTCCAGTGTAGATAGTACAAGCATGTGAAGGTGATCAACTACAATCCATTTACAATCAAGACCGATGATCATGTAGCGTAGCTTGCTGAAGATGTCCTCTAAGTTATTAACTCCGTGGTGTGCGTGAATCCACACACGACCCGCGTTGTCACCCATGAATACCTTCCTGTAGCAATCGTCTAGCTGTTCCTCTGTGAACTCAGCCTTAACACTATCAAGGTGTAGCTTTGCGTTAGCCTCCACTGCCATGATACCTTCGGCAGTACGCGACCACGTTTCTTCAAGGGCTATGACACCCACGTTATCTTCGGTGTTCTCAATCAGCCAGTGTTCAATCTCTCTGGTGACGGAGGACTTACCAAGACCTGTGCCACCTGTAAGAGTTATAAGTTCACCTGCTCTCATACCTTCTAGCTTAGTATTAAGACCACGCCACGGGTAAGGTATAGCTGTTTTCTTTTCTAGTCTTAGCTTTTGATAGGCTTCAAGCTGATCGGATAGATTCAGTACACCAGAAGGTGTATAGATTTTAGCATCCCAGAATGCACTGACGTATGCGGCGTGTCTACCTTGGCGTAACATATCGTTAGCATCTTTGTAGTCCACGGGCAGTGTCATGATCTTAGCTTTCTTGGGGGTGAGTAGCTTAGCGATTGCTTGAGCGGCTTCCTTGCCGTACTTGTCGTTGTCAAAGTTAATAACTACAGCATCAAATGACTCTAGATATTCTAGGTTCTCCTTAACATCACGGACACCTCCTGCCGCACCTGACTTGATAGAAACGACAGGCCACTTACTCCCCATAAGTTCATAAGCGGCCATCGCATCACACTCGCCTTCTGTTAAAGTTATAAACTTACCTCCTGCTTTAAACAGATTCTCTCCGAACAACCCCACTTCCTTTGGACTCCCTGTCCAAGCAAACTCCTTGTCCTGTTTACGGATCTTAGTTCCTGTGAACTCGTGTCCGTTGTAGTAAGGGTAGTAGTGCTTGTCTATCTTGCCACCGGCCATTGTTGATTTAACGCCGTACTTCTTAGCTGTAGCTAAGCTTATCTTGCGGTCAGTTAATTCATTGAACGTAGCTGTAGTATTGTTGTCCATCTTACTGTTCCTTTGATACACTTCAAAGTCCGTTACGGTATCTGTTAGTTTCTCTTCTGTTGTGTCGTAGTTAGGTAAATAAGTACAACAACTGAAGCAGTACCCAGATCCATTCTCATTAACTGAAACTGGGTCGCTTCCTCCACACGCAGTACAAGGTAACTTATGTTTAATAAAAGGCACTAGCCTTACTCCTCAGTTACTTCAACTTCCTCTGTTGCAATGGCCTCGTCCGTGAGGTGGTTATCTTTAAGGTCAGCAATCAACTTTATACTCGCGGCTCGCATAAGCCCCACTGTAATTGATGCGCTTTGACCCTGCTTGTCTGCCTCTATTAAGTGAGATAGTATTGCCCGACCCTCGTCTGAGAGTAGGTCTGACTCGTACTTAACATCTTCTACTGTAACAATTCCCATTATAGTTCATCCTCCATGTCACTTTCAGCCGCTTCAAACTCAGCACCATCAGGGCTACCAACTTCAACAAGGTCTATCACTTGCATAGCTTGGAAGTCTAAGCCTTTGAAAGAGCCGTACTTGTTAGTGGTTTCCCACTCATTGTACTGCACCTTAACTAAAGAACCGTTGCCTACCTTAGTGTCGAGCGGGTTCTTGTACTGGTCAACAAGTCTAGGCGCGTCACGCACTGTTCCGTCTCTACCTTCGACCTTCCGTTTAATTACAATGGATGGGCCTTCGTCCATCTGCTTAATGTTATATCCACGCGCTTTAAAATCCTCAGCGGTGGCTTCATCTACAACTAAGTTTACTGAGTACGTAGGTTCAAAGGTCGTGTTCGGTGTAGTGACCGATGCCCAGTACGCTGTGCCTTCTAATATAGCCATGTTACTTTCCTCTTTGGTGGT